CAAGGTTCGATGCTTGGAGAAACGTTGCCCGAGATAAGTGAGTTAGAAACGGTTGGTGCAAGAGCAATAAGGTGGCTATTACGTCGTCCAGAACCAACACACCACTCTGGTTCACCATATTGTTTTGCGAGCTCTGTAGAGGCTTTAAAAGCCTTCTTGTGCATACCAGAAAACATTTGACCGTTAATACGAAACGCTTCAAATGAATCAACTGGAATCATATGTTCTTGAAGATATGTGTGAAATCCAAGAACTCCAAGACCAATTGCTCTTCCTTTTTCTGCTGAACGTACTGCTCGTTCAAAGCCGGGAATATTCTTTGCCTTGTCAATAAATTCAGAAAGAATCCCATCAAGGAACCATGTAGCAAGCTCTACTGCATCTGTGTCTTTCCACTCGTCCCAACGAGCAAGGTTCATTGAAGAAAGGCAACAAACAAAGCTATGATCTTTATCTGTGTGAAGGAAAATCTCTGTGCAGATGTTTGAGCCATGCACATCTAGATTACGTTCCTTATAGCAATCTGGACGGTTACGTGCAACGTTATCAGTAAAGAAAAGATATGGCTCACCTGTTTCCATTCTGGCTTTTAGAATCTCTTGCCACTTTTCTCTTGCTTCTTTATCTCCAGCTTTTGCTCTTTCAATAAAATCATCTGTAATGCAAATGCCGTGATGCGTGTTTAAGCATTGACGATTTTGATCTCCTTCCGGTCTACGCATACGAATAAACTGCCAGAAATCCCCATGATCTACTGGGAGATATGCAGCAGAAGCTCCTCTGCGAACACCACCTTGAGATACACCAATGGTTGTTGAATCTTGAATCTTGATAAATGGAACAACACCTTCTGACTTTCCATTATCACGAATGTTAGCTCCTTGTGGACGTACACCATTCCAATGTACTCCAACACCACCACCATTCTTGGTCATTGATGCCAACTCATGCATAGAACTCATAATACCATCAATAGAATCTGGTACATAAACAGAAAAGCATGAAATGGGAAGTCCTCTTGTTGTGCCTGTGTTGGCAGCAACTGGTGTAGCAAGACCTAACCAGTTCTTCCACATAAGATCAAAAAACTTTGGAGCTAAATCCATACGGTTAAGATATCTCGCAGATGAATCAGAAACACGTTGCCACATTTGACGAGGTGTTTCTCCTTTGAGAAGGTAAGTGCCACGAAGCATTCTATAACTTTCTTCTGTAAGCCATTCTGGTGCTTCGTTCTCGGTTTTTAGTTTTTGAAGTTCTTTAGCTGTAGACATTATCATTTCCCTTCCCAGATATTTGAAAAATCAACATGACCCTTGGAATAGCTTGTAACCTTTTGTGCAAAGAAATCAGTGTGTTCAACTCCAGCAGTCATAAGATCAAACCATGACATACGCTTTACTGCGTCTTGATCAATATTCTTCCAATTCATTTTAAGACCAAGTTCTCCAAGCTTAGTGTTGGCTCGATATCTAATAAATTGTTTTATGTCATGCGGATCAATGCCTTCAATATTACAGTTTTCAAAAACTTTGTCAATGAAATCATCTTCAAGTTCTATAGTATCTCTTGCAGCTTGATATACTGACTTCTTCACTTCATCTGTCCACACTTCTGGGAATTCTTTAATGAACTCACGGAACAACCAACACCCTGCTTCGCTGTGCAAAGATTCATCTCTGACAGACCAAGAGATGATCTGTCCCACTCCCTTAAGTTTGTTAAAGCGGGAGAAATTGAACAATATCGCAAAAGAGGAAAACAAAGATACTCCTTCTGTAAATGCAGAAAAGATAGCAAGCGAACGTGCGATATCATGTTTATCATCTCCTTTTACATCAACCAAGCGATCAAGTTTAGCTTTAGCTGTTGGTTCTTGAAGAAACGCATCATAGTTTGTTAATCCAAGAGAATCATTTAGATATGCATAACCAATGGTATGCACTGTTTCCATGTTTCCAAAAGCTGTTCCCATCATAACAATCTCTGGATGAGGAAACCATTTTGTAACTTTGGTGGTCCAGTAATCATTTACAACAAGCTCTGTTTGAATAAATCCCTTTAATACACCACCAATTACTTGCTTTTCAGACTGAGTTAGGTTATCTGCCCAATCTTGAATATCTGAAGCCATTTGAACTTCAGAAGGAAGCCAATGCGCTTGTTGCTGCTTAAGCCAATAGTCATGGGATTTATCGTACAAAAATGGTTTGTATGTAGCTCTTGGATCTAAAATACTCATATAACTTCTCCAAACGTAGTGCGTATATCAATATATCATCAATGATTGTTTAATTTGGTAAGCTGAAACTGTTCTTTGCTTTTTTTAATAGCCTCCTTGAAACGGTTAATTGTTGTGTCTTGCAATCTTTCTTTTTCAGCTTCCATTTCAACTTGCAAACCTTCGATTTCATCAGCGGTAAGAACACGAAGTTTGCTTCTTGCTGTATCAACGTGAACCTTGAATTGTAAACCATCAATACCAAAGCGATTCTTAGCCACAAACAATGTTCCAAGACCTGTTGCCTTTTGTGTGCTCAATCGTTGAAGACCAAGAACAAAATCTGCTTCTGCTGCTTGACCATAAGATTCAGCCATGTTTGTGAGATCAACAATATCGCTCTTGGCTCCATCCTTGTTTGACTGCAAAGCTGTCCACACAGGACAATCAAGCTCTTTAGCCATCTTACGAATCTCTTGAATCACATATTGCATTTCCAATCGTGGCAAATCATAACGTTCTGTTGAACGAATAATACCAGCATAATCGATGATAATAAGATCTGGCTTAATACCCTTGTAACTCATTTTTTCAATGTGAGCTTTAATGGTATTGCAAGTAATAGACCTTGCTGGAAATTCTTTAATGATAAGTCTGCCGATATGATCTTTATTAGCTTCAAAGAAGTCTTTAATCAAATCTTTTGCATCAATACAATCGCTGCTGTTAATTTCTGTTAGGTGTGAATCATAACGAATGCCTACATAGCGTTCGTTAAGTTCCATTGTGTAGTGATAAACGTTCTTACCCTTAAGCAATGCTTGAGCACCAAAATGAGTAAGCAAATGGGATTTACCAACACCAGATGGAGCTACAACAATTCCGATTTCTCCAGCACCCAATCCTCCTGCCATAACTTTCTTTTCATCTAGTTCAGCAATCCCTGTAGCAATTGGATGACGATATGTGACACTATATCTAGCGTCAATATCATTGTTGTAATCATGACCGGGAGAAGAAGCCATACCAGCAGCAATAGCTGTTTTCATGATATCAACAACAGTTTCATATTTGTCTGTTAGGATGATATCAACAGATTCAGAAAGAGCTTTCTTTAGAAGTTGTTGACGACAAAAGGTGAATGCTTTGTCCTTAATCCAAGGAAGATCATTTAGTTCTTCATTCTTGATTACTTTCTGAAGAAAAGAATGACATTGCTCACGCAACACAAGATCTTGTGCGTTAGACAAATCATCTTTAATGATTGTAATAAGAAGTTCCATTGTAGGAAATTCTTTATATTGGGTGTAATATCCAATGAATTTGTTTGCAATAAGCTTGAGATAAACAGGTTCTAGTGTTTCTTCTACGTTAAAGACTTCGATAAACTGTGTTGCCCACTGACGATCTGTTAGTAAGGCTTGCATTACTTTTTCTTGGAAAGATTTGCCAAGATTACCAAAGCCGGTTGTTTTTGACGACATATCAATTACTCCGTTATTCTTCTAAAGGTTGCTGCTAGTATACTTGGCTTATTTCTTGATATAAAGGTGAAAATTATTCTTATCACCAGTGATGGGAATCATAACTACTAGCTTGTTTCAATATTCCCTAATCAACGTTTTTGCCGCAGAAAACGTAAAATCTAAATCTTGAGTCAGCGGAATATCCGCTCCTGTAAAGGTTTTTATGAAACTTAATTTGTTGGCCGTTGGTTGAAAATTTTCAACCTTGAAGTCGATTTTTGAAATCTGGTTTGAAGCTAGGCAATTCGTATCCAAATACATCAATCTCCAGTTTCTATCAATGATGTCTTTGTGACTGATAATGTCAGCAAAACATTTTAAAGGCTTTTTAGTGTTGCTCATTAATTGTTTAGCTTCTTCAATCAACCAATCTTGATTCAAGTCTGTATCATCACGAATAAAATCTGGGAAACGTTGTGCTAGTGTTTTAAATCCAATGCCGGGAACACCATTTAAGTTATCGCTGTTATCTCCTATAACACTTCTTGCCAAGGTAATGTTTCTAGGTGATACACCAAGATTTTCCATAACGTACTTTTGATCAATCAATATCTTTTTAGCTGGATCATATATTCTTACATTTGAATCTTCTAAAAGTTGATAAAAATCCTTATCATTGCTAACAACAATTTTTGTGTTGGTTAATGTTTGAAACTTACGTTTTACAAGATATGCAACAACATCATCTGCTTCTGTGTCTTGAACGTAAATCTGACAAACAGGTAAATGACCTAAAGCTTTTGTTAAAAGCTGTAATTGATAAATTTTATTTTTACTGTTGCTGCTAGGAATAACTTTACCATCATTTCGATATACTTCTTGCAAGCCTTTGCTTGTTGCACGGTTTGCTTTGTATTCAGAATATATGTGCTTTCTTCTTGGCGAAGCACCACCTTGTTCCCATATCACAAAAACACGCTCAGGTTTTAATAAAGAAATAATATTCCCTAAAGCTTTAACAAAGCCAACCATACCACCAACAAGTTCTCCTCCAGCATTCACGGTTTCATTAACCATAAAATGCCGTAGAAAAACGTTAAACCCATCAATGAAAACATAGCTGTTACTTATCATATATTACCTATAGCAATTCTAATGGCTGATTTAACTTGGTTGTTGTTAAACCAAGCATACCAATCTCTCCAGAGCATAAAAGCATTTTAGTATAAACTGCATAAGATTTGTTTTTTGATATTTTAAATTCACCTAAATGAATTCCAATTGGTTCATTTTCGTTAAAGCTTACAAAACCCATGTCTGCATAATCATCAAATAGATTAGATTGATAATTGTCCCATGCATAATTGTTTTTGGTTGCATTGATACAATCTTCGCCAGATAAAAGATTAGGTTGGGTAACAAACAAAACCGTGCGAACCTTAAAAAGCTTGTAATCGCTTTTATTCGTCCATCCTTCAGTAGATAACACAGCTCTTCTTCCTGACCAATTATCGCTAGGCAATATGTCAAATCCTTTAATAAAGGTTCCCGGTTTTAATGCAAATAATTCATTTGCAAGCATATCATGCCCCTGTTGAACCGAATCCACCAGTGCCACGATTTGAGTCCTTAACAGTATCTGTCTCTGTAAACGTTACTCTGTTGTGTGGCCCATTAGCTACAATCAATTGAACAACTAGTTGTGCAATACGATCCCCTTGTTTAATGCTATACGGCTCTTTGCCAAGATTGGCTAGAACAACACCAATCTCTCCCCTATAGTTCCTGTCAACCGTACCAGTAACAGGAAACACAAGCTTTCTAGAAAGCCCAGAACGTGATCTAATATCTAGAAAATATTCGTGTCGAGTAACACCTAAATCCGCTCGGATTGATTGAATTCCCGCCAACTGCAATCCTGTACGTACAACTGTTACTGTTCCCGGTTCTAGTGTTTGATCTTCTACTGCATAAATGTCAAAACCAGCATCACCTTCTTCGTGTGCAGATTTTGGTAGTTCAGCATTAGGATGTGTTTTAACGAATTCGATGTCTACTTGTGTCGATATCTGCCAAGTCATTGGTTATAACTCCTTACACACAAAGTAACAATTCAGAATTCTTAAATCAAAGAAATCAAAAAAGAAAAGGCCCGAAACTTTCGTTTCGGGCCTTTTGGCTTGTTAAGGCTAGCTTTGCGCTAGCGGGCTCTCAACGCTTGCGAGTACGAGCCTTAACGGTCTTGGTAGGAGCAGGAGCAGCGGGAACCGCTGGAGTCGCCGGAGCAGCAGCCTTCGGCGCAGGAGTGTTGCCAGCGAGAACACGAACAAGGTGCTCATCGATGTGAGGGTGAACCTTGAACGCATTCTCACGAATGCTGTTAAGGGCCGTCCAAGACGCCATGAGAATCTCAGCGGGAGCATCCTTCATATACTCACCAAACTGAACAGCCTCGGAATTGGAAAGAGTGTGCGTCTTAAGCTTGTGATGAAGCTTGCCCATCAGATCGATAAACTTGGCATGACGCTTGGTTTCTTCCTTCGGAAGACGAGCCTTGACCTTGCTCCAATCAGCAAGAACATCCTCGGCTGAGATATCAAGCCCACGTTCCTTCACAAACTTCCAGAAAGCGTTAGCAGCCTCGAAACCAACCATGCTGGCAGCCATATGACAGAACACAACATCGTCGGGATTCTCATAAAGACCCGCTTGAGCCAGCTCCGAATCGAGATTACCCCATGCACGACGGTC